AAACTGGTGGAATACCAACCCAACATTAGAACAACAAAAGTCTCTTATAGTTCAAATTATTTACAATCTCTACAGGATCCATAGAAAATATCCAAAATTCAGACACCACGATCTTCATGGAGGTAACATTTTGATAAAAAAGGTACCCGAAAAGAATATCAAAGTTGAGCTAAACAATAAAACGTATACAATTTCGAATGGTGGTATCGAGGCCGTGATGATTGATTTTGGATTTTCACTCTTCCCTCGTATAAAAAACCCTTTGATAAACGACAACTACTTCAAAAACATTGGAATTTCGAGAAACTCTCACAAACTATACGATGTACACCTTTTCTTAAACAGCCTTTACGGTATGACCACACGATCGAAAAACCCAGAAGTGAAGAATTTTATTAACTCCCTCCTACCACCCATGTATTTGGGTGCCAAAAGTACGGTTCTCAAAAAATTTAGATTGATTGGCACCGACCGTAAAAATATCGCTCACACCTTTTACCTACCAGGGTTTGAAAAGATTTTATCTAAACCCTTCCTCACTGGTGAAACCAAGGCTTTACCCCTACCAAAGCCGCGAAAATTTGTGCGACCCCAGATTGTTCCGAAAAGGAAATCTAAGACACCAATCAATAAGGCGGCTGCATATGCGAGGGCGGTGGCTGTTATGAAAAAACAACGGGAAGTCGCACCCCCCAAGCTAATCCCCCGCAGACAGAGATGATTAAAGTATGATCTTGAATGTGCGCGTAGTGCCCTCATCAACCTGAGAAAGTATCTTAAACTTTGGGGTCTTTAGGAGCTTCACCCCACCCTTAGTCATGAATGATTTCATCCGTTCAACTTCACCACGTGGCATTTTCCTGGTGTATTTGAGCGTGACATTCTTAGTTCCAATAGTAAAGACGGTTGAGGACATTTAACATTTACCAACAATAAAATGCTATTTACGAAACCACGGGTGGGTGAATTCGTAAGCAGGTGTACTGCTGAATGAAGTGATTGAAATTATAAACCACGGAGAACTTGAATGGAAAGTGCGAGAACTAGTGCATCGCCCATTGTTTTAATTGGTCTGAGCACCGAGATATGCTTCACGAGTGAGCGGTTCCAGGCTATGCGGAGAAAGAAGGTACTAATGAGGACGGTGAGCACAAACACTAAAAGTTCTGTGACTACCTCGGATCGCGTCTTAGATTTGGAGACTTCTTGAATCATTTATTAATAGTCTATATTTTTTTCTACCCTGAATATAAATGACGGTGCCATTAAGTGGGTCTGAACCTACTTTCACAACCCGTCGTTGGGGTACCGCGAAGGGTGTGGGAAATAACAACTGCTACGCCTATGCTGTCGGTGACTATGAAGCCTACCGTTGGCAGAAATCTATACCAGGGGATAGATCTGGGTTATCCAACGGAAACCATAATTATACTCACTGTACAGATTTACCGAAACGCGTTATTTCGGATAACCCCAAAAAGGTCTACAAGGTTAATGGTGACACGAAGTGTAAGAAGGGGTACTACAAGGTTATGATGTTTGTTTCACCTGGGAGGCCCACAAATTACATTCGTCAAGGTGATTTTCACTTTTACAAACAACACGGGGTTGTGGAATACAAGATAAAACCGGGTGATACTGTAAAGTCCGTGGCTAAATTCTTCAACATCCCAGAATCGAGGGTGAAGAGGGCTGGTAAATTTAAAGTGGGTAAGCGTATTGTATTCAAAGCAAATGTATTCAGTCACAAGCGTGGTTGGGCTACGGGTCCACTTCTGACTGATGCAAAGGGTAAGGTAATCAAAGATCCCCGCAAAGCTTCCAAGAACTATCCTGGGTTGAACTACGAGAAGTACTGTAGTTCATTCTGTGTCAAAAATTCCGGAATCAAAGTCGGAAAGACTCATCCCAAGGTCCGATAGAATGCTATCCAAATCCATTAAATTTTCGACACCATCGAAAGATAGGTCAAAAAGATCTACAACTTCCATCGTGGTATTTTCATTCAATGACACAGTATTTGACACTGCTGTATGATTGTTCTGTACTGTGACTGTAATTTTAAACTGTGAGGCATCAAACACTTTTCTACATACCGGGCATGTATTTTTACCTTTATTTTTCCATCCCTGTAGACAGTGGGAATGAAACATATGTCCGCAGCGCGTCGGGGGATTTGCCCGAGTCGACTTGACTTCATTCAGACATATGGAGCATGTTGACATTCTACAGTATGAGTTTAAAGTTTTTTTCTAAATTTAGCTCAGTTAGTAAATTTTCGATGCGTTGATCAGTGGTTTGTTGCAGTCATTGCAGTTCTTCTTTCCCTGTTCATCTTGAATTTTGGTGAGCATCTCTGGTCCAGACTTTTGGAGGAGTTGCCTGTAAGAATAATTATCCTCGAATGAGATGTTGTTTTGTTTCATCACATAGTTGTTGAGGAGTTGGGCTGACGTGTTTATTGTGAAGCATCGACCATCGGCCATGCCAAGTCGTTGAGACATCTTTTATTAAAATACACCTAGAAATTAATTTGTCTATTCGTTATTGTTCTCATCCAAGAATTAAACCCCTTCTCTCTCAGTAACCTCACAAATGGGTCACACCTGTACCCCAAGAAAATGTCAAATACATCCGTCTCAATAGTTGGAGAAACCCTAATTTTTGAATTTTCATTTATATGTTGGTTAATTATGTTGTATCCAAATGCAATCTCCTTTAGGGTCTCCGCCCCTGTAATTATAATCTTCCCTGTACTGAATATACTACACGTAATTTCCTTCATCTCTTGGGAAGGTTTGAATTTGATTTTGACCGCCGAATATCGGTCTGGTTCAAATGATACTTTGAAAATGTCATTATACTCTTCAAACCAATTAGAAACCTCTATGAGATTGATGTTATAGTTCAAACTGAAGTTTGAATTGATCATCACGACCCTGAAAGATTCCACGGGGATAGTGTTTGACATACCCAAAAAGGTTTTGAAAATGTGGGACAACTGTGTAATAATTCTTTTACAATCAAAGAGATCACAGCACCCAGCAACTTGGATACTCCCATTTGGAAAAACCTTTACAGATTTGGTACTGTAGGTGTCGTGGTAGGTGAGTGTAACCTGATTGTAAAATGTGGTCGGTTTCAACTTCCATTCAAAGCCCTCCATCTTCGATCCCTGCCTCTTCAGTTTATACGTACCAATTCGTTGAAAAGTTTCGCGCAATGTTTTAATGTCAATATCTTGTACAAAACTTGAAACCATCGTGATTGTAGTGATTTTCAACCACGAGGGTTTATACTCCTCCACAATTTCATTTCTGAAATTATCTATGGTGAGGAGATAGGAAAAACTATCGTTTGCGATTGAAGAGAACATACTTTCTGTAAAGTATTTAACCACTTAGGTGTTTAAAGACAATAAACATCTTTAAATTAAATGACCTCATTTATCAAGAACGCTAGACACATTCATGATATAGAGACTGACCTTTCGTACGTTGAAATACAGTATAAACGTTATGTAAAATCTTCACATGGGTATGTAACGTTCACAGATTATCTAAACACCGAGCCCATCGCTGATTGGGTATCCCTACAATCTAATACAAATTCTATTCGCTACGACAAGTTTTTGGATACGATGGTTTCTAAGACGGTCGAGGTTCTACAGAGGATGTCCGAGCTAATGATGGAAAATATCCTCGTATACGAACACTCTGACGAAACCTACATCCGTATTGTACACGCAATTAAAATTTTAGATCCGACATTTCAACCACCCCGTATAAATAAGGAGAGTACTTGGCAAGTGGAATTTATGAAAAATATATGTAGTACGATTATCGATGATGTCATTCAGAATTGTATAAACAAATCACGACTGATGCACTTTTTTAACGTTTTGAGTATAATAGAGCTACAGATACAATAAACAGGAAACACAAACAAGACGCGAACGCCGTGTTTCTTTCATCCTCTATTTTCTCCTCAATCTTAATCTCCGCCTTTTCAACCACCCCACAGTCAATATTTCTGCGTGGATGTATGGCTTCGAATGAATCGCCCGGTTCGGATTGAGATTCACATAGCCCAGTCGTACAATATACACTTTGTTTCTTTCCACAAGCTCCACGAACTGGGGTTACTTTCGCAAAATCTCTATGTTCACCCACCTGTCTAACACCTCCTGGAAGGGAGAAATCGTGTGTGACAAATGGATTTACATCGTCAATTGTATCTTGGTCACTGAGCATAAACTCACTCATTATACAACTACTTGAGATTATATTTTTTTGTAACCATTTTAGATTTATGTTCGTTCCACATTTGATCCAAATCTACATTCAACATGTGTGCCAGTTGAAACAAATAACTAAATACATCTCCCATTTCCATCATTACATCTGTCCCCCTCTCCTTTTTCAAATTCATTTTTTTGAATGTTTTCTTATGCTGCCTAATGGCTGATGCCAGTTCACCGACTTCCTCTGTTAAGAGGAGCCACACGGTATCAATAGCTGCTCGATCCCATCCCTTGGATCTACACACTTTTTCAGTTTCTAATTTATAGTAGTTGAGACTCATCACTTATCATACCTGAGACTCCAATCTTTAATTGATTCCAATTTTGTTATTGTAATCAATTTTTTTACCCACCGTACTCGTATTCAGGGGTTGATCAATGGGGGTGGTAACCGTATCAATGTCGCGATTGTAGGCGATGTATTGAGAAACACCAGTCTGGATCTGTGTAACCGATATGTTGATCACACGGGTGTTCATTAACTTAACCTGTTCGTTTACTCGAGTGTTATGATCACCAGAGTTGTTGATGAATACAGTGCGCATGATCGCGTAAAGGTCATCGGGGTTTTGGTAGTCTATAGCGATACCCGTTTTATTTTTGAATGTCTGACGAATCCCACGCTGGAGAAGATTTTTGTTGAAGTCTGAAAAAAAGAGGGTGTTTAGTGGAGTCTCACATTGCTTGAGGGAATCGAGGTGCAGATTATCACACATTTAATATAACACCCGAAAAAAAATTATCAGTAGATATTAAATGCTTAACTACGCTGACTTCAAAGAAGTCTACGCCAACAAACCAAAAAACAATGAAAAAATTACATGTAAACCCCCAGACTGCTTTGTTGGATCCTATGCCCCTGTAGCCAAAGCTGGTGAAACTGGTTCATTTTTCGTCAACACCTACCTTCTCCAACCCAACCGTAAAATGGAGGTTGCTGGACCAGTCCCCGTCCGGAGCAAGGATCTCGAGTGTGGGAAGTAGGTTAAAAATAAAAGTGGAATAAAAAGTATATGAGGGTCACTAAACGCTCAGGTCGTATTGAGGATATGAAGTTTGATAGCATCACCAATAGGATCAAGAACTTAACGTACGGACTTTCCGAAACTTGTGACTCCACAAAAGTTGCACAACAGGTATTCTCATCCCTCTACGATGGCATCACCACCCAAGAAATTGACACTCTCTCTGCTGAGATTTGCGTCGGCATGATCACCTCAGACCCAGACTATGAAACACTGGCCACCAGGATTATTGCCAGTAATATCCAGAAGGTTTGTCCAAACAATTTCCACATCGCCATGAAGAAACTCCAGAAGGCTGGGATTGTTACAGATGAAGTTGTAGACGTTGCCCTAAAGGTCAAAGATGATATCAAGACTGAGAGGGACTTTGACTTTGGGTACTTTGGTATCAAGACCCTAGAGAAAAGCTACCTCCAACGCCTAGAGGGAAAACTCACCGAAACCCCCCAATATATGTTTATGAGGGTCTCTATTGGTATTCATGGTACTGATATTCCCGCCGTATTGGAGACCTACGACAAAATGTCCCAAGGCTACTTCATTCACGCCACCCCAACACTCTTCAATTCCGGGACACCCCGCCCACAAATGTCCTCGTGCTTCCTTATCGCCAACAAAGCAGACTCCATAGATGGCATCTACGGAACCCTCACAGAGTGTGCCCAAATCTCCAAATGGGCGGGGGGTATCGGGATGCATATCCATGACATTAGGGCCAATAAATCTCGCATCAGAGGGACCAACGGTCAGTCCGATGGTATCATCCCAATGCTCAGGGTTTTCAATGCCACCGCCCGATACGTAAACCAAGCTGGTCGCCGTAAGGGATCCATAGCCGTCTACCTAGAGCCATGGCACGCCGACATCCTAGACTTCCTAGAGATTCGCCTAAATCAAGGTGATGATGAAGCGAGGTGCCGGGACCTATTCTCGGCGCTATGGATTCCAGACCTCTTCATGAAGAGGGTAGAGGAAGGTGGAAAATGGTCCCTCTTCTGCCCCGATACCGCTAAGGGGCTCTCCGACGTCTATGGTGAGGAATTTGAAGCTCTATACACCAAATATGAGGAGGAGGGTCTCGCCACCACCACAGTCCCAGCCACTGAGCTGTGGAAGGCGATTCTCAAATCCCAAACAGAGACTGGCACCCCCTACATGCTCTACAAGGATGCGTGCAACTCTAAGTCGAACCAAAAGAATTTGGGTGTCATCAAAAGCTCCAATCTGTGTACGGAGATTATAGAGTACACCGACAAAGATGAGACTTCGGTGTGTAACCTGGCCTCCATCGCCCTCCCCAAATATGTCAACAGGGAGACAAAGACATTCGATTACGCGAAACTCCACGAAGTCACGAAGACTGTAACGAAGAACCTGAATAGGGTCATAGACCGCAACTTTTACCCAGTGGAGACTGCGAGGAACTCAAACATGAAGCACCGCCCCATCGGTTTAGGTGTACAGGGTCTCGCCGACGTTTTCATCCTCTGTGGTCTCCCCTTCGATTGCTACGAATCCCGCCTCATGAATGTACACATTTTCGAGACCATGTATCACGCCGCCCTGGAGGCGAGCTCTGAATTGGCTGAAATTGATGGTTCATACGAAACCTTCCAGGGATCTCCGGCGTCGCAAGGTATTCTCCAACAGGATATGTGGGAGGGTGGGGTTAGGATGAGTGGTATGTATGACTGGTCCGCTATGAGGGAGCGTGTGAAGACTAAGGGACTGCGGAACAGTCTCCTCATGGCCCCCATGCCCACAGCCTCGACGGCCCAAATTCTGGGGAATAACGAATGCTTCGAACCCTACACCACAAACATTTACCTGAGGCGTACCTTAGCCGGAGAGTTCGTCGTGGTCAACAAGCACCTAGTCAACCACCTCAAGGAGGCTGGTCTGTGGTCAAAGGAGATGAAGGACCTCATGGTTAAGGCTGGGGGCTCTATCCAAAATATTGTAGACATCCCCAAGGAAATTAAGGATCTTTACAAGACTGTGTGGGAAATCAGCCAAAAGTGTATCATCGACATGGCAGCCGACAGAGGACGATACATCGACCAATCCCAATCCATGAATCTCTTCATGGAGAGCCCGACGATGTCCAAGCTTTCCTCGATGCACATGTACGCATGGAAGTCTGGACTAAAGACTGGCATGTACTACCTACGATCAAAGGCAAAAGCTCGACCAATCCAGTTTAGCCTGGAACCGGATTGTGTGGCGTGTTCGGCTTAAAGTTTTGAACCCATAATCAAATAGAAACTCATGGATAAGGCAATCGAAAACCTCCAAATTAACGAATTCAATAATAGGAAGATTGTTCTAACTACCAAACAGGGGACACCTCTCCGCGTTCAATTCCCCCGGATGTATATGCCATTTGGTGTATCCGGCTTCACCCCAGAGGTTGGACCCACCAAGTACAACATCGACTTCGCAATCAAGGGATATGATGAGGAGGATAGTTACATGAAGAAATTCTATGATAGTGTTCGCAAACTTGAAGACAAAATCATTGATGCCGTCGTTGAACAAAGTGAAACAATTTTTGGAACCCCGATGTCCAAAGAAGAACTCACCCCCATGTTTAATTCAAACGTGAAAGAATCTCCTGGTAGAGAACCCAAATTTCGTGTAAAAATTGACACCGATGTAGATGGAAACATCAAGCCGAGTGTATATGATGGAGACAAAAACCCCAAGAAGGACGAAGCGACAAACGGTCTATACGCAAGGAATTCAGGTCAAGCTATTGTGGAACTCAATAGCGTGTATTTCTTGAATAAGAAGTTTGGGTGTACGTGGAAAACATATCAACTTGTAGTCCATGAACCACAAAATCTTAAGGGATTTCAATTTATTATTTAATTAAAAATACTGTGGTGCTTGTTGTCTAGCTTGTGTGTAAAGACCTCCAAGACGACCGAGATTGAGTTGCTGACCCCCAACCCTAACACTTGGGATGGGTCCAAACTGCCCAGCTGCAGCTCGGTTGGCGACAGCTAGAGCTTGGCGTGCGTTTATACCAGTCCTCATCTGTACCTGATTCGCAGCCCTTTGAATTAACTGTTGTGGTGGGCCGTATCGCGCGACCGCAGCCTGACCAAGTTGACCCGCTGCCGCACGAAACGCGGGATTTTGTGACGCCTGCATCGCCATACCCGCACCTTGGCGTGCGAGTGACCCTAGTGCACTTCTTCTCCGAGTAGACATTTACTATTTACCCACATTTTTATTCAAAAGTAAGATGCTATATATTTTTTGAGCCTCCTTAAGAAGTTTACCCTGTACCCTGGTGAACCTCTTTGGGTCTAAACCCAATTTAACTTTGGCAATTTTTACTGAATCTTCCCACTTGGAGAGAGTCATTCTTACTTCTTACCTACAATTTTTTTGTAGGCCTTGGTGCCCTTCTTTGGGACGAGGCCGAATTCACCCTTCTTGGCCGCCTTCTTCTTGGCCGCTTCAATAAAAGCCTTGAACTTGGGGTTCTCCTTGAGGGATTTCTTAGCCGCCTTACTCGCCGCCTTGGAGATGATGCGGCCATCCTTCATCTTGAGGTCCTTCTTCTCGAGACCACCAGAGGTCTCGTCAGCGTTACCGTGGAAAACTTCGGCTCGGGAACCAACAATCATTTATATTAAGCACGGAAAATTTTCTTGATGTCCAAGATTGAAATCTTGTGGTTTACCCGCTTCACGGGAATCTGGGTTTTAACCCTCTCATCGTTGAGAACCTCCGAACACACGATGGACTTGTGGCCCTGGAGGGCCATCATCTCTTCTTCGACACTCAAAAATGTCTCAGTCTCCCTGTAAATCATCTTCTTCACGTAGACCGCTTGGGTCTGACCCGTTCGATGAGACCGACCGATTGCCTGAAGCTCTGTCGCGGGGTTCCAAGCTGGGGCCATGATGTAGACCCTGGTAGCCTCTTGAATGTTGAGACCTTGACCACCAGACTTGATCTGGATGATGAAGACCGACCCCGGTGGTGCCCGCTTGAAATTAGCCAACTGGGTGCACCGGTCCTCCTTGGAGACGGACCCATCTATCCTGAATGTAGGGCATTCCAATTGACTTTGGATGTAGTTCATTTCACCCACAAACTGACAGAAAATGAGAGTCTTCTCT